ACTTGCATTCCGTAAAGCGTCTACTGTTGAAGACATCACCAATAACGATTACTTTGGTGAAATCGCAAACATGGGCGACAGTGTCAAAATCATTAAAGAACCTGAAGTGTCTGTTCAAAGCTACGCCCGTGGCACACAGATCACTGCTCAAGATCTGAATGATGAAGACTTCACATTGGTTGTTGACCAAGCCAACTACTACGCTTTCAAGATTGATGACATCGAAGCAGCTCACTCACATGTGAACTTCATGCAGATGGCTTCTGATCGTGCAGCGTATCGTTTGCGTGATCAGTATGACCAAGATGTCTTGGGTTATCTCTCTGGCTTCCAGCAAGCTGCTAAGCATGCAAATGCAAGCACAGCTCGTACAACAGCCTCCGGAACTAAAGCTTTGACTGAAGCTGGTTCTGATGAGTTGTTGGGTACTATGAAGCTGAAGAAAGGTAGTTTTACCAACATCACTACTGGTTCTGCTGGTGAGCATTCAATTCCTTTGACTCCTCGCCTTCCCGGTGCTACAGCCCTCCCAACAGCAACAGCTTCTCCTTTGATGGTGATTGCTCGTATGGGTCGTTTGCTGGATACCCAGTTTGTTGATTCTGCTGGTCGTTGGTTGGTTGTCGATCCCATCTTTGTTGAGATGTTGAAAGACGAAGACAGCCGTATGTTGAATGGTGACTTTGGTGGTTCTGGTTTGCAGAACGGCTTGGTCATTAACAACTTGCACGGCTTCCGTGTGTATGTTTCTAACAATCTGCCAAAGATTGGTACTGGCCCCGGTACTTCAGGTACTGCTAACCAGAACACAGACTTCGGTGTGATTGTTGCTGGTCATGACTCTGCTGTTGCAACTGCTCAGCAAATCACTAAGACTGAAACATATCGTGATCCCGACAGCTTCGCTGACATCGTGCGTGGTATGCATCTTTATGGTCGCAAAATCTTGCGTCCTGAAGGCATCGTCACTGCTAAATACAACGCTGCTTAAGGAGAAAACTAAATGGCAACTATTACTACTCTCTCTAACGCTGTAGGCGCAGGTACACACCCTAGCCGTTCTGTGCGTCCCATGCCTTATGTTGTTGAAAACACCATTAGCTTGGCTGCTGCTGTAACAGCAAAAGGTTCTGCCTTGGCTGCTACCGATGTGATTGAAGCTTTGCAAATTCCCGCACAATCTATTGTGTTGGCTGCTGGCTATGAAATCACTGGTGCTGTCACAGGTAGCTGCACAGTGAGCTTGGGTGTTACTGGCGTAACAGCAGCGGCTTATGTCTCTGCTTTTGCTGTAACTGGCTCTACTGCTGTGGGTACTTATGCTACTCCTGCAACTGCTGGTTATCCAATCGTGTCACAATCTGCTGACACATTGGACTTGCTGTTGGTTACTGAAACCACTACATTGAGTGCTGGTTCCATTCGTGTCTTTGCTGTCCTCGTTGACGCACAAGACAAGACTGGTCCTGCTTCTGTAGATCGTGAGCAACTGGCTTAATAGCTAGTTGATATAGGGAGGGGCTTAACCGCCTCTCCCTTTTATTGTTTAAAAAATATGTCTACATACATTTCTTTAACGAATGAATTGCTACGAAGAATGGGTGAGGTCGTTATGGACTCCACCGAATTCGATAATGCTAGAAACATCCAAGCTCTAGCAAAGAATGCTATCAATTCATCCATTAGAGAATTGATGCACTCCGCACAAGAATGGCCTTTTGCTTTAGCCACCCAGACCCAGACATTAACTGTTGGTACAGGTACATATAGTTTTCCTTCTAATACGTCCACTGTAGATTGGGATTCTTTCTATTTAAAGAAACTCACTGCAGCTAACAATCAGCCTTCTCGTCTTGCTGTTCTTACTTACACTGACTACCTGAACAACCATCGTCCTCAAGAAGACACTAATGGTACTGGTGGTTATGGCCCTGCAATTGCTGTTTATCAAACACAAGAGTCTAAGTTTGGTGTCACTCCAAAACCAGATCAGGCTTATGAGATTGAATATAAGTATTGGTCTTTTCCTGCTGACTTAGCTGAATCTACTGATGTAGCTATTATTCCAGACAGATTTACCAATGTATTAATTGATGGTGCTATGTTCTACATGCTGATGTTCAGGTCTAATGAACAAGGCGCAGCAGTTTATAAAGACAAGTTTGATACTGGTATTAGAGCGATGCGAAGACTGTTGCTAGATGAGCCTCTGTATATGAGTTCTACAGCATCTATTAGCCCATCATTCCATCCTAGAGTGTTTTAATGGCAGACAGAATTAATGGCTTTAAAGTAACTTCTATTGGTGGCATGAACACCAATAGGGACGTATTGTCTCAAGGTGAAGAAAGCCCCGGTTCTGCTACACAGCTTATTAATTATGAACCTTCTATTAATGGTGGTTATAGACGTATCAGTGGATTTGCTAATAACTATGGAACAGTTACAGGCACTGGTGCTGTCTTAGGCGTATTAGTAGCAGAAGATTTAAACAATAGTATTTTTGCTTGTCGTAAACCCTCTGCTGGTACAAACTACTTTTATAGGTGGGTAGCATCCTCATCCACTTGGACTGCTATTACTACTCCCGGTACAGTGACGATGGTAGGGGTTAAGAAGGTTAGGTTTACTAAGTATAATTGGAGTGCTCCTAAGTTTGTTTTAACTGATGGTATTAATCCAGCAGCCGTGTATGATGGAACAACATATACACAGATTACGCATTCCAATGCACCAAATAGTCCTAAGTATTCAGCAGCATTTAAGAATCATATATTCTTAGCTGGTGATCCTACAGATCCTTACAACTTATATGTTTCTTCTCCATTAGCTGAGACAGACTTTAATCCAGCTAATGGTGCTGCTGTTATTAATGTAGGCTTTGAAATTGTTCAGATTAAACAATTTAGAGATACGTTATACATCTTCGGTAAGAATGCTATTAAAAGTTTGGTAGGTACAAACATAGCTGACTTTGTTGTGGGCGAGGTGACAACAAACTTAGGTTGTGTTGTGCCAGATAGTGTGATAGAACTGGGTGGTAATCTATTGTTCTTAGGACCAGATGGTTTTAGACCTGTGTCAGGAACAAATAAGATTGGTGACGTTGAGCTTGAAACAATCTCTAAACAGATTCAGTTTACCATTACATCAATCTTACAAGAACTTAATGCTGGCTCTATTGATCCAGAATCTTTGAGTTCAGTGGTGTTGCGTAAGAAGTCTCAATTCAGAATGTTTATTCCTAGCGAAGGAACATTTGGATTGTTAGGTGGTTTGCGTGAAAGAGAAGGTGGTATTTCTTTCGAGTATAGTCAGTTGTTTGGCTTTCCAGCTACCTGCGCTTCTAGTGGTTATATTGGTATTGATGAAGTAATTATTCATGGTGATGCTACTGGTAAGGTACATAGACAAGAAACAGGAACTTCTTTTAACACTGCTGAAATATTGAGTGTTTATCAAACTCCTTTTTATTATTTCCAAGATCCTACCATTAGAAAGAACTTCTATAACATTTCTACTTTCTTGAGAAGTGAAGGATCTTCCAGTATTGTTATGGGTGCTTCCTATGACTTTGATGATTCAGTTGGTGTGTTCAATCCTGCTAACTATAACCTTCCTGTTGTTGGAACTGCTGCTTATTACAATGAAGCCATCTATGATGCCACAGCCATTTATGATGGCAACCCATCACCAGTGAAGAAGACAAACATTGAAGGCTCTGGATTCTCCATTGCTTTCAAATATGTGACTAATGATACTAATGCTAGTCATACGATTCAAGGGCTTGTCTTGAATTATTCAATCAATGACAGACGCTAAGGAGAACTACCTTGACAGGTTATGTAAGACAATCTGCTGCTGACATCGTCCCAACGGGCGTAGTTCGTGCTGCACCAATTAATAATGAGTACAATGCTCTTCGTGATGCTTTTAGTGTTGCTGGTGGTCATAAGCACGATGGCACTACTGCTGAGGGTCATCCTGTTCCTGTCATTGGTGACAGTGACTTATTAAATAAGATTGCTACTGATACAGCTAACAATCGTCATGGTGTGTTTGTTGAAGTGGCTGCTGCTGCTGTTGAACAGGTTCGCTTTCAAGATGGTGCTATTGTTCCAGTAACAGACAATGATGTTGATCTTGGTACAAGCTCTTTAGAATTCAAAGACTTACACATTGATGGTACAGCTAACATTGACAGCTTAGTTGCTGACACTGCTGACATTAATGGTGGTACAGTGGACAATGCTGTTATTGGTGCAACAACTCCTGCTGCTGCAAACTTCACCACTGCTAGTGCTTCTGGTCAAATTACTTCTACAGTGTCTACAGGCACTGCTCCTCTTGTTGTAGCTTCTACAACCAAGGTAACCAATCTTAATGCTGATCAGCTTGATGGTGCTGACTGGGCTTCTCCTGCTGCTATTGGTACAACCACACCTGCTGCTGGTACTTTCACGAATGTAACAGTTAATTCAGCAGCAACAATTGCATCTGCTGATATCAATGCAGGTACTATTGATGGTGCTGTTATTGGTGGGTCTTCTGCACAAGCAATCACAGGTACTACAGTTACAGCCACTACAGGATTTGTTGGTGGATTAACTGGAGCAGTGACAGGTAATGTTACAGGTAATCTTACTGGTGCAGTGACAGGTAATGTCACAGGTAATTTAACTGGTAATGTCACAGCATCTACAGGTACATCTTCTTTCAATGATGTCACCATCAATGGTGGGTTGAACATGAATGCTGGCACTGCTGCCACCATCACCAATCTTACCAGCCCTACTAATTCTGGTGATGCTGCTACTAAAGGATATGTTGATACATCTATCAGCAACTTAGTAGCCTCTGCTCCGGGTACATTAGACACACTTAATGAACTTGCTGCAGCTCTTGGTAATGATGCTTCATTCTCAACTACTGTAACTAACTCTATTGCAGCTAAACTTCCCTTGGCTGGTGGCACTATGAGTGGTGCTATTGCTATGGGTACATCTAAGATTACAGGTGTAGGTGATCCGACAGCAAACCAAGATGCAGCAACTAAAGCTTATGTAGACACTGCTGATGCATTGAAGCTGTCCTTAACAGGCGGCACAATGTCTGGTGCTATTGCGATGGGTACAGCTAAGATTACAGGCTTAGGTACTCCAACAAATAACGCTGATGCCACTACTAAATTGTATGTTGATGGTATCTTAGGTAGTGCTACTGCTGCTGCAACATCTGCTGCTGCTGCTGCAACCTCTGCTTCTAATGCTGCTACCAGTGAAGGCAATGCAGCCACATCAGCAAGCACAGCATCCACTGCAGCTACCAATGCTGCTAATAGTTATGATGCTTTTGATGATAGATATTTAGGTAGTAAAACCGCTGCTCCATCCGTGGACAATGATGGCAATGCTTTACTAACAGGTGCTCTGTATTGGAACTCTGTTGGTAATGTGATGTATGTATACACAGGTTCTTCTTGGGCTGCTGCTGGCTCTGCTGTCAATGGTACTTCAGAGAGATCTGTATATACAGCAACATCAGGTCAGACAACATTCTCTGCAACATATGATGTTGGTTATGTTGATGTTTACTTGAATGGTTCTAAGCTAGTAGCTACATCAGACTTCACAGCTAATGATGGGGTCACTGTTGTTCTAGCTACAGGAGCTACCACTGGTGATGTCATTGACATTGTTGCTTATGCTGCTTTTGAGCTTGCTAATGTTTATACACAGAGTCAATCAAATGCTAGATATGCACAACTGTCTAACAATCTTTCAGACTTAGCCAGTGCTTCTACAGCAAGAACAAACTTAGGCTTGGCTATCGGTACTAATGTCCAAGCATATGACGCAGATCTAACTACACTTGGTGCTGGTGGTTCTTCTGCACGTTCATTCCTTGGCCTTGCTATTGGTACTGATGTACAAGCATACGATGCTGATCTTACTACCTTAGGTGCTGGTGGTTCTTCTGCACGTTCATTCCTTGGACTAGCTATTGGCACTGATGTACAAGCCTACAACGCTAACACGGCAGTTACCAACGCTGCTCAGACTTTCACAGCCACACAGACTTTCTCAGGTTCATCATCTGCTACCGCCATTGTCTTAAACGATGCGGCAGAGGTAGCAACAGTATCAGCCACAGCAGCTACAGGCACGATTGCTTACGACATTACCACTCAGTCTGTTTTGTATTACACAAGCAACGCAAGTGCTAACTGGACAGTTAACTTCAGAGGCTCTAGCGGTACATCATTAAATACTTTGATGAGTACAGGTCAATCAATGACTGTGGCTTTCTTGGTGACTCAAGGCTCTACGGCTTACTACAACAACGTGGTTCAAGTTGATGGCACTACATCTGGTGTTACGACTAGGTGGCTAGGTGGTGCGCCTACTGCTGGAAATGCAAGTGGCATTGATAGCTATCGTTATTTGATTATCAAGACAGGTAGTGCGACTTTCACAGTCTTGGCAAGCAACACACAATTTAAGGCGTAAACCATGCCATTACAAGCAACTTCTGGTGCGGCTAGTTACGATGCCTTTGGTGGTGGTGCGGCTGCTGTACCTCAGTACATTGAGGATGTGTTTAGCACATACCTTTACACAGGCAATAGCACAACTGGTGGCACTCAAACCATTACAAACAACATTGATTTGTCCACAAAGGGTGGAATGGTATGGATTAAAGGTAGAAGTGCGGCATCAGACCATATTTTGACAGACACTTCTCGTGGTGCTGGCACTACTGCATCAAACAATCAAGGATTAGCTAGTAATTTAAATGCGGCTGAAGACCTTGGTGCTTCTTATGATTTTTTGTCTGCTTTTAATACTAATGGTTTTACTGTAAAGCAAGGTGGCACAACAGCGACAACAAGGGGAACTAATTATAACGCTGTAACTTACGCCTCATGGACATTCCGCAAGCAACCAAAGTTCTTTGATGTTGTGACTTATACAGGTGATGGAAATATAGGAAGAACTGTTTCTCACAGCTTAAATGCTACTGTTGGATTCATGCTGATTAAATGCACATCTCAGCCAGGTGGTTGGGTGGCTTATCACAGAAGCATTGGTGCTTCACAATTCCTTACATTAAACGCTACAGATGCCGCTGGTTCAGGAAGCGGTGGAAACACTCCAGCTAAATATTGGAATAGCACCGCACCAACTAGTACAGTTTTTTCATTAGGGGATGCGGCTAACACAAACGAAACTGGACAAACTTATGTAGCCTACCTATTCGCCCATGACGCAGGAGGCTTTGGTCTGACTGGTACAGACAATGTGGTTTCGTGTGGGTCGTTTACGACTGATGGTTCTGGAAATGCAACTGTAAATCTTGGGTATGAAGCGCAATGGGTTTTGATGAAAAAATCTAGTGGTGCTGAAAGTTGGATGTTGTTTGACAACATGAGAGGTTTGCTTGTTACCCAAGGGCCAGCATATTCTAAAAAGTTAGTGCCTAATTTAACCGATGCAGAATCTGATGGTGACGAATGTCGAGCATCTAGTACAGGTTTTAATGTTGGCGGTGTTGTTGGTGGTGCTACATATATTTATGTTGCCATTCGTAGAGGCCCGATGAAAGTGCCTACGAGTGGAACGAGTGTGTTTAGTCCACAAACATCTTATTCTGTTCAAACAATTGGTGGGACTTCTTATGCAGTAGTTACTCCAAGTTTTCCAGTAGATACTTATTTTTGGACAAAGCAATCAACAGCAGAAAACAAATTTCTGACTGCTAGATTGTTAGGTGCATCTGATGGTCTTACAAATACAGAAGATTCATTTTCAAATAATTTGGCTTCTTATTGGACTTCGAACACACAAGTTGCTCAATCAGCATCCACAACTGGAAATCAAATTTACGAATGTTTTAGGCGTGCGCCATCATTCCACGATGTTGTTTGTTATACAGGAACAGGAAGTGCTACAACTTTTACGCATAACTTAGGAGTTACTCCTGAGTTAATAATTGTGAAATCAAGAAGCAATGTTTCAGCTTGGACTATTTATTCTTCTTCGGTAGGAAATACCAAGGCTTTATTCTTTACAAATGATGCCCCCGCCACAAACACCTATTGGAACAACACAACACCAACATCGTCTGTGTTTTCTGTAGGAACATTGTCAGGAGTTAATAGTTCTGGCAGAACTTATATAGCCTATTTATTTGCAACTTGTGCTGGTGTTTCCAAAGTAGGCTCATATACAGGCACAGCAACTACAAAGCAAATTGATTGTGGCTTTACAGCAGGGGCAAGGTTTGTTCTTATCAAGCGCACAGACTCAACTGGTGATTGGTATGTGTGGGACTCAGCACGAGGTATTGTGAGTGGCAATGACCCTTACTTACTCTTGAACAGCACAGCCGCTGAAGTAACATCTACCGACTACATTGACACATATAGCGCAGGGTTTGAGATTAGCTCAACTGCGCCAGCCGCCATCAATGCAAGTGGTGGAACATTCATCTTTTTAGCAATTGCTTGAGGTAATTAAAATGCAAGTACGAATTCAATCAACAGGACAAGTAATGTACGAAAGTGAATTTCGTGCATACACAAAAGCCAATGGTGGCCCATCATGGGACATAACAACAACTGAAGTCTTAACTGCTTTGGGTGCTGATGTAGTCTTTGAAGGCCCACAAGCAACAGGCGGTACTGTTTACCAATACTCTCAAGCCTCTGGTGTCGAACAAGTAGATGGCAAGTGGTACACCAAGTATGTGCTTGGCCCTGTGTTTACCGATACTACTGTCGAGGGCGTAACAACTACAGCCCTTGAGCATGAGACTGCATACAAGGCTTCTAAAGATGCTGAACAGGCTAAGAGTGTTCGTCAGACTCGTGATGACAAGCTGAAAGAAACTGATTGGAGATTTCGTAGCGATATGACTCCATCACAAGCATGGAAAGACTATTGCCAAGCATTGAGAGATGTGCCTACTCAGTCTGGTTTCCCTTGGACTATCGTGTGGCCTACACAACCGGAGTAAATATAGATGACTAAAGCAAGAACACTAGGTAATTTTGTATCAACAGGTAATCCCCTGTCTGATGGAACTATTGCATACTCAGAAATATCAGGGACTCCAACACTTCCAGCAGGAACTGTTGTAGGAACTACAGATAGTCAAACACTTACAAACAAAACTCTGACAAGCCCTGTCGTTAACACACCAACAGGTATTGTTAAGGGTGATGTAGGTTTAGGTAATGTTGATAATACTTCTGATGCTACTAAAGATTCTGCCTCTGCAACGCTTACTAACAAGACTCTTACGACTCCCGTCTTGACAAACCCAACTGTCACCAACTATGTAGAGACTCCATTCACGGCTAACAGTTCTACTGCCATTACTATTGCTTTGACCAACGGCACAGTACAAATCATTACCTTGACAGGCAATGCAACTATTACAATGCCAACGGCTACAAGTGGTAAGTCGTTCATCATGTTCTTGAAGCAAGATGGAACAGGCTCACGCACAGTTACTTGGTCAACAGTTAAGTGGGCTGGCGGTACAAATCCTACAATCACAGCAACTGCAAGCAGACAAGATATTTATTCTTTCTTTGCTGATGGCACAAACTGGTATGGTGTTGTTGTTGGTCAGAATTACACACCATAAGGACTGATAAATGTTTGCAGCATCTAAAACAGATTCAGTTTCTGGCGCAGGGCCAGACGCACAATTTAACCAAGTCACTATGCTATTGCATGGCGATGGCACTAATGGCGCACAAAACAATACATTTGTAGACAACAGTACAAACAACTTCACAGTTACCCGTTTTGGAAATACAACCCAAGGTTCTTTCTCTCCTTATGGGTCTAATTGGTCTAATTACTTTTCTTCTGGAAATTGGCTTGATTCTTCTGCAAATTCTGCTTTTTCTTTTACTGGTAACTTTACTGTTGAATGTTGGGTGTACCAAACAGAAAGAGGAAACAATGGTGTTGCTACTGAAATTGGTTTGTATACAGATGGAGTAATGATTAGACTTGGAACAATTGGTGGAATCTATGACACAGTTTATGTAAATAACGTCAACATTGGTGGCATTTCAACTTATGTCCCATTAAATTCATGGAATCACATTGCAGTAGTTAGAAGTGGAACAAGCATTACTGTTTATGTGAATGGAACATCCAGAGCAACAGGCACATTTTCTGGAACTGTTAATGGGGCTGTAGGCGGTACAAGAATTGGCGCACCTTTGCACACTACTGGAACAGACCAACCCTTTAGTGGTTATATTTCTAATTTTCGCATCGTCAAAGGAACTGCGGTTTACACAACTGCTTTTACCCCAAGCACCACAAATTTAACAGCAATCACAAACACTTCTTTTTTGACTTGCCAGAGCAATAGATTTGTTGATAACAGCGCAAGCCCTAAAACACTCACAGTAAATGGAAACACAAGCGTCCAACGCTTCAACCCATTTGGTACTTCTACCGCCTACTCCACAAGCGTGATTGGTGGGTCAGGGTACTTTGATGGTAGTGGGGATTATTTATCACTTGCAAATAATTCCAACTTAGACCTTGGTGCTGGTGATTTCACTCTTGAGGTATGGATTTATAGATTAAATACTTCTGGGGCTAATATCATTTGGTCACAATGGAATAACAATGGCGACAACGCATCTCAGTTGTTGACCAATGGTTCTTCTTTTATTTTCCGCATTGGCGCTACTCAATGGTCTTTTGGCTCATATAGCGCAAACTCATGGAATCATGTTGCTGTTACAAGGTCTGGAAGTACAGTAACAATGTTTGTTAATGGAGTTGTTTCTAGCACTCAAACAAACTCAACAGATGTAACAACAACAAGTCAAACTGTTCTTGGTGCAAAC